GAGCGATTGGCAACCCTGATCCCTTCAAACAGCCGTCGCAGCAGGTAGCCCCTGGCCAAGGAGACCAAGACAAACGCCAGCCCGATGGTCAGATGCTCCGTAAGTCCCGTCTCGATCCCGAACCATGGAAACACGACGATCTGGGTGGCAATGGCCAGAACGTAGCCAACGACGACATTCGTCACAGCCTCGACTAGCGACATGGCCCTGCTTTGAGTCATGCAGCCGCCTCGACCGCGTCAGCGGTCTCGCCGAGCCGTTCGGTTTTCACCGACGCGAAGGTCCGGCCGTCACCGTCGAGGATCGCCTTCTTGCCAGTCTCGGCCTGCCAGCGTTCCACCGCGACATCGATATAGGCCGGGCTGATCTCCATAGCGAAGACGCGCCGGCCGTTGGCCTCGCCCGCCATGATCTGCGAGCCGGAGCCCGAGAATGGCTCGTAGCAGAGGCCGCCACGGGCGACGTGCTGGCGCATCGGGATGCCGAAGGCGTCTAGCGGTTTCGGCGTCGGGTGGTCAGGCCGGTCGTCCTTGGCGAAGGACGGCAATTCCCATGTCGATGGCAGCGTCTGCTCGGCCACCTTCGGCGGGCGGTTCGGGCGGCGCCAGCCCATGAAGCAGGGCTCGTGCTTCCAAAGGTAGTGCGACCGGGTCAGAACCCCGCGGTCCTTCACCCAGATGATCTGCTGATGGACGAAGGCCCCCGCCTTTTCCCAGCAGGCCTCCAGCATCGCCTGGCGACGCGAGGCGTGCCAGCAATACCAGGCGGCATTCTCGGCGATGGCCTCCGCCACGGCCGCCGCGATGAAGCCGTTGTAGAGTTCGGCCCCCTGCGAACTGTCGTCCCATGTCACCCCATAGGACTGCGACCAGTCCTTGTTGCGGGTCGGGTGGTTCGAGCCGTCGTAGTCGACGAGGTATGGTGGATCGGTGGCGAACAGCACCGCGCGTTCGCCATTCATCAGGCGGCGCACATCGGCCGCGCTGGTGCTGTCGCCGCAAAGCAGCCGGTGGTCCCCAAGGATCCAGAGATCGCCGGGGCGCGATGCCGGGTTGCGCGGCGGTTCAGGGATGGTCACCGGCGGCACGGAGCCCCCGGCGCCACCTTCTTCACCGTCCCCCTCCGGCACGAAAGCCAGCAGCTTGTCCAACTCGCCGTCGGAAAACCCGACCAGCGACAGGTCGAAATCCTCGGCCAAGAGGTCGTTCAGTTCCGCTGACAACAGCGCCTCGTCCCAGGTGCCGAGTTCGGTCAGCTTGTTGTCGGCGATGCGATACGCCCGCCGCTGTGCCTCGGTCAGGTGCCCCAGCACGATCACCGGGGCCTCGGTCAGTCCGAGCTGCATCGCGGCCAGCACCCGGCCATGCCCCGCGATCAGCTCGCCGTCCTCGGCGACGAGGCAGGGCACGGTCCAGCCGAACTCGGCCATGCTGGCAGCAATCTTCGCGACCTGATCCGCGCCATGCGCCTTGGCGTTGCGGGCATAAGGCTGCAGCTTGGCCAGTGGCCACATCTCGATCCGATCCGGGGCAAAGCTCAGCGTCATCGTCGGGTCAATCCTCGGATCAAGGTGGATACCCCTGGCTTCCGGACTCCGGGGTCCAGACTGGACTCCGTGCGGGGTCCAGCGGCCACCAGGGGTGTCCAGCATCAAGGGTTTGAATTTGCAGTGATTCAGGCAGGTTCTGGCAGGTTCTGGCAGCGGTGGCTTTCGGGTGGCTTCCCAAAAATCCGGCCCTGTCGCTAGCGATGTGCCGCGCTTCGCCCGCCAGCATACGTTTTCGGCCCGAAAGGAACCGGAAAACAATGGCTTGCCGGATCGGGCGGTCATCTGGCTCCGGCTGGACCTCCCACACGCGCCTCTCCCGAGTATATCCAATTCATACCCTCGGGAGATGGTTTCTGTCTCAGCGAAAACTGTCCGGCGGACACTTTCCCAAGTGGCGCGCAGGGTTACGCGCCACTGGCCAGTTCGATCACCCGCTGCTTCGACAGGTTGCGGTTGAACCGCCGCTTGTTGAGGGTGAGCGCGATGACGGAAATTCCGAATTGCCAATGCTGATGGGCCGCCGAGCGGTGCAGACCGACCGCCCAGCAGATCTCCTTCCAGCGTTCGCCATGCGCCTTCATCCAGACGATCTTGCCGTCGACAGGCTCGAGGCAGGCCGTCCAGGTGAGCGTCTCCTCCATCCGGCTGATGGCCTGCGGTGAGGGCAGCACGCGCATCGGCTTCGGCTCTTGGCTCACCTTGTCGGCGAAGCTCTGGACGATGGCAGGCCAAGTGCTGAAGTAACCCTGCCGCCGGGGCTCAGGTAGACGCTTCAGGACGAAGGCGGCTTCGGCCAGCCGTTCCTCGACCAGCGCGGGGGTCCAGACAGTCATCGTTGCACCTCCCGCCCGCTCATGACGGTGCCGTAGAGTTTCTCGCCAAGCTGACGCACCAACTCCCGCTCTGGCCACGTCAGACGGTGATCGTCGATGGCGACGGCAAGCACACCCTGTTCGCGCCAGCCGTCGCGCTTGACCTCGTCGGGGTTGCGGCGATGGCCGCCATAGCCTTTCGGCGTGAACCGCATCCCGCTCATTGCAGTCCCCCCTTGGTCTCGAAGGCCCAGAACAGGATCGCGATCGCATCGGCCTCGTTGTCGTCGGCCGGGCTGAAGCCCCGCGCTCGAGCGGCGGCGATCATCGCCTCCTTGTCGGCGTTGCCCTTGCCAGTGGCGTGGCGCTTGATGGTGCCTACCGGGACGCCCTCGTAGGGCACGCCGCGCAGTTCAGCCCATGCGGTCAGCGTGGCCATCAGCCCGCCATAGACGTGGGCAGCGTCGGTGCCGGCATGACGACGGACCTCTTCGAACCAGATGGAGGCGATGGGCCCGGACAGACGGTCGAGTTCGCCCAGCCAGTTGGTGAACCGAAGGTAGCGCATGCCCCCACCATCGAAGCGGCCGGGGCGGAAGGAAACGGTCCCGCTGGTGATCAGGCCATCTTGGCCATGCAGGGCCCATCCTGTCGTTGTGCCGAGGTCGAGCGCCAAGATGGTGCGTTGGCCATGCGCAGGCAGAACGGGCGCTTTCTGGGTTGCGCCAAGATTGGCGTTGGCGACAGTCGTATCAGCCATGAGTGGTCTCCTCTTCTGGTCGGCTGCTCGGGTGGAAGACGACGGCGGTTGATGCTTGGCGGTACCGGCCGCCGTCGTCGGATTGATCTCGGCCCACAACTTCGGCCCGAGAAGAATGCCCAGGGGTGGGTGGTGGACCTCCCGCCTTGCGGGGGAGTCCACCCACCCCTTTAGGGGTGCTTTTTCCGTGTTCTGCGTTCTGGCGTAAGTCATTGAAACTGATGGTAGATTTCCAGAACACAGATGAGTAAATGGCAGGCCGCAATCCGTGTTCTGCGTTCTGGCGTAACTCATTGTTTTTGTTTCTAGAATTCCAGAACTCAGAACACGGTGACCCAGAACACGGCCTGTGTTCTGGCCAGAGCACGGACGATCCGTGTTCTGGAAACGGCTCTTTTCGGGCGCCAAACTCATGCATCACCCCCGTCCTGATCGACCCCGACTTCCGGGTTCTCGACGGGCAAGAGCGCTCCAGATTGGGGGCACATGAAGTCGGACGGGAGCACCCGAATGAAGGCCGGGCACACCTCGCCGGTCTCGTCGTCGACCACTTCGCAATCGGTGCGAAGTCGCATGTCCCTGACGCAGAGATATCCAAACTTCGACCGGTCCCGCTTGAGGCCCAGTTCTCTGATCTGATCGCCTCGCACAAACTTCACGTAACCCTTGGCGGCCAACACATGCAGGCGATCCCGGATGCTCGTCTGGCCTCCGAGACTGCCCTTGTTCTCAAAGCTGGCCGCGAACTGGCTGAGCGTGAACATCTTCCCCTGTTCAGCCTGCTCACTGATCATGTGGACGATCACACCACCCTTTCGGTCTCGTTCAGCATCATGTTTTGCCCCCACCTCTGCCCGCACCAACCGCTCGTTCATGGGGTTGATTTCGACCCATTCGCCCTTGACCTTGTCGACGATCTTGGGTGCCATGGCCGGTCCGTTGCGCAGCTCGATCTCCAGCTTGCGCTGCGGGTTGTCCTCATCGGGGCGATGCAGGATCAGCCCGGAGGTGTAGAAGCCTCGCAGTGCGCTTGCCCCTGAAAGAGCCAGAAACGGGTCATCCTTGACCTGCTGCTTGCTGAGCTTCTTGGTGTGGTGGACGAGGATGACGCCGCAGTCCGGGTTGATGTGATCGCGCAGGACCTCGACCCGATCCTTCAGGAAGAACATCATCGCGCCGTTGTCGTTTTCGCCGCCCCCGTCGGGACCGCCGTCGAAAAGATTGCGGATCGGATCGATGCAGATGATGTCAACGGGCTTAGCCGGAAACGCAGCCCGGATGGCATGGGCGACGCCCACGCTGCCCTCGACATCAAGCAGCATCTTCAGCTTCGGAGTGGCGACGAGGTTGTCGCGCGCGGCAGCAAGCAGCTTTGGCGGCAGAGTGATCTGCTGCAGGCGTTCTCGCAGATAATCATACTGGATCTCTGCCTGAAGGTAGAAAATCCGCAGCGGACGGGGCGGCGCGAAGCCAAGGAACGGCACGCCCGCCGCCATGTGCACGAGCCAGGAGATCAGCAGGTCGCTCTTGCCGATCTTGGGCGCACCACCCAGCACCAGCATGCCACCCGGGGTCGGCACGCGCGGCGCGATGATGTCGGCAGGCATCGGGCTCTTGTCGTCAAGCAACGCACCAAGGGTGAATGTGGGCAGTTCGTTCGGCACGGGGGCTGCGCTGTCGAGGCGGATCAGCGGGGGCCCGTGCTTTTCGACATGGATGGCCCAGAGACGTTCGGACTCGCGCTTGAGCCGCTCCACAGGCCACTGCGGTCGGAGCATCGCGGCGTTATAGCCGCAGATGCCCTCCCAGCCTTCGTCCTTCGACATCCGGCCTTCGTGGACCATGCGGATGAAATAACCGATGGCGGCCGATGCCCCCTCGAAGCGGGACCAGTCATCCTGACCGCCCTCACGCACCGGCGTGACGAGGACATCGGCAACACCGGGCTTGTCCGACGAAGAGAAGTCGGGCTGCAGGGTGACCCCCGGCGCGGGCGGCATATCAGCCACTGCCTCGATGAATTCGCCCAGATCGCGTTCCAGCGTCGGGTTCAGCGCCACGATCCGGACCTGTGTCTTCAGGCCGTTCTTGTAATGGACCGAGCCCGCCACCCGGATCGGCTGGTGGGCCGAGCGGAAATGCATGTCGCCGCCTACCTTGGCCGCAATATCACCGCGCAGGCGGCAGAGACGACGGATGTCGTCACCCTCGGCGGGTTCGGTCAGTTTCCACCAGACATGCGCCTTCCGTTGGCCCTCAGGCGTGACCCCACCGCTTTCAACCACCATGGTGGGCGGGCCAAGGTGACGTTCAAGGTGGGCACGCTTGGCAGCGATGTCGCCAGAGTCGATGTCAACCATCACGGTCTGCATCTGCAGGATTTCAGCAGCCTTGGCCTGACCGGGGGCAGCGACGGTGCCGGGGATCACATAAACGGCGGCCCCTTCTCGCGAGGCCCAAGTGGCGAAGGTGGCCATCTTGTAGGAGACGAACTCGCCAATCTCGATCCAGATGTTGTGTGGTCGGCCGTCGAGGCCCTGCCCTTTGTCGATGAAGCTGCGGACCGGGATCAGCCCGTCACAGTAGCCAAAGACCACTTGCATGAACTGCGCGATCTGGTCCGGGTCCGGCTCTTCGCCGAACGGATCGATCTGCGTGGCGGCATCGTTGAAGTCGCGCCACGGGTTGAAATGGACGAGGTTCTGCAGCGGTGCTCCGGGCGGGAGGGGCGTGTCTTGGGTGGGTTTTTCGGGTTCGTTGCTCATGATCGTATCCTTGGACATGTCGAATGTGTCCGGCGGGTCGTTCGGGGAATCCGTCATGTCGGCAGCCTCCAGCAGCGCCCGGCGTGCGAGCAGAACCGGCATTCGAAGAAGTCGCGGCTGGCGGCGATGCGCGGCAACAGATCGCCCGCTTCGGTGGCCTGCAGGATCCGCACCGCGCGGTCGGACATCCGCTGCGCGAGGGCCGCATCAAACGGCACCAGTTCGTGGTGCAGCTCGGCCGTGTCCTTGTTGATCGCGGTGAACAGCGCGGGCGCGGCCGAGATGCCTGGCACGGTCGCTTCCATGTAGGCCTGGTAGATCGCGATCTGGGCGGCATAGACAGGCTTGGAGACCGTGACCCCGTCCTTGACGCAGGCGCGCCAGTTCTTGGCGTTCATGGTCTTGCACTCCCAGAGCGCGGGTGTGCGCAGACCGAGTGCTGCCGGAGCGTCGGCGATGATCCCATCGACGTGGCCCCGAATACGGCCACCGGCGACGGAGAAGCCGAACTGATCCCCATCAGGTCGGTTGCCCTTGCGGGTGTAGAGGTCGATCCCGGCCGCACGCAGCCAGCGGATTGCCAGATCCTCGAGATGGTGGCCGATTTCGAAGATCCGCAGCGTCTGGCCGCCGAAATCCGCGCCCTCGTCCTTTGGCGCGCCCGCGAATTCGAACTGCAAGGCACGTTCGCAGGCATGCCCCAGTCGGGATGCACCGAGATAGGTTCGGGGCGGTGTGGCCTCTCGCTCCGCGATGAGTGCTGTGTCGACCAATGCGTTGATCCGGTCGGCCATGGAGGGGCGCGGGTTGAAATCCAGTGTCAAAACGGCACCTCCGCCGTGGCGGCGATGCGCGACATCTCGGCGCCGTAGCCTTCCAGCACCTCCTCGATCAGAGCGGTGACGTCGACCATCGTGAGATCGCGCAGCCGCTTGTCCCAGCCGATTTGATCCATCGTCTGGCCCAGCCGCTTCATCACCAAAGCGATGGCGAGGCGCTCTGCCTCAGTCGTTCCCTGCATGGTCAGTCCCTTTCGATGGCGGGCCGCGAACCATGCCTGGCAGGGCATCGAGCAGAACCAGCGATGCTTGCGGGGGCGTGGTTTGGCGGGGTTGAAAGAGCCGAAGCCTTGCGCGGGGCGCAGGCAGACGGCGCAGAGTTGCAGCCGCGGATGCCAATGGCGTGGGCGGTCCGAAACCTGATCGGGTGCGGATGCGATTTCCGCGACACGGCTCACGCCGCCCTCCCGATATCCGGGCTGGCGCGGCCGACGAGGTGGCGGATTTCACGCTTGTTGAAGCCGAAGGTCATCAGCGCCGAGGCGCGATAGCGGGTCAGGCCATAGTCCTGGCGGAACTCAGCTGGCAGATATTGGAGCTGCTTTTCGGTTGCCGCCTGCTTCAGCCAGCCCTTCGATTTGAAGGCGCTCTCGTCGGTCTCGTATTCGTTCAGCCAGTCATCGGCCTGCGCGAGGCAGACCGTCCGCTCCCCCACGCCCAAAAGCCGGGGGGCCCGGCCCTTCGCGCCGCCTACAGCATGCCAGCGGCCCTCGAGGAAGAAGATCCCGCCCCAGGCATTGAAGCCGTTGGCCATCAACGCGGCGTCATCGCCGAAGAGATCGACCCATGCGAAGCTCGAACGCTTCAGGAGATCGATCTCGGACATGATGAAACCCGAGAGCGGAATGGCATCCTGGCCTTCGCCTGGCTCTTCGACGTCGCGCGCAAACACCTCGCCGCAGAGCGGGCATTCCATCGCGGCCAGCGGGATTTCCGCCTCGCAGGCCGGGCAGGTCTTAGTGGGGGCCTCACCGGTCTCGGTCTTGCCGTCCAGATCGACATCCTGTTCCAGCGTGCCGTGGATCAGGCTCGATGTCCCGAAATCCAGCACGATGCAGTCGGTCTTGACGACGCCCGGGTGTTCTTCGGGATCCACTGTGCGCAGGCCCCGTCCGACCATCTGGATCATGGTGGACTTGTAGGAACTCGGCCGCAGCAGCACGACGCAGGAGGTGGGCGGATGGTCCCAGCCCTCGGTCAGCACGGCCACGTTGACGATGACGCGGATTTCGCCCGAGGCATAGGCGGCGAGGATCCGGCGACGCGTGCCGACATCGAGATCGCCATGGATGACAGCCGCCGAAACACCTGCGCCGTTGAAGGCGGCGGCGACGTTTTCGGCATGGGCGACGGTGGAGCAGAAGACCACGGTCGGCCGCTCGCTCGCCTTTTCCTGCCAGTGCCGGACCACCTCGTCCGTCACCGGCGCGCGGTTCATGATCTGCGCGACCTCGGTCATGTCGTAATCCGCGGCGCTCTTGCGCACCGCGCGCAGCTGGTCCTGCACGCCGACGTCGATGACGTATGTGCGGGGTGGGACGAGGTGGCCCGAGGCGATCAGCTCGCTGAGACGGACCTGGTCGCCGACATTGTCGAAGATCTCGCGCAGGCCCTTGCGGTCGCCCCGGTTCGGCGTCGCCGTGACGCCGAAGATCCTGCAGGCAGGATTGGCACCCCGGACATAGTCGATGATCCGGCGGTAGCTTTCGGCGACCGCATGATGCGCCTCGTCGATGACCAGCAGGTCGAGCGAGGGCATCGCTGCCAGATTAGCGGGCCTCGAGAGGGTCGGCACCATGGCGAAGGTCGCACGCCCGGCCCAGCTCTTGGCCTCGGCATCGACGACGGAGGTAGTGATGTCAGGCGCAACCCGGCCGAACTTCGCCCGGTTCTGCGCGGTCAACTCATCGCGATGCGCGAGGATACAGGCCTTGGCATCACTGCCCTCGAGGGACTTGGCGACAACCGCCGACAGGGCGATGGTCTTGCCGAAGCCCGTCGAGGCGATGCTGAGGGTGTTGCCGTGATCGCAGAGCGCAGCGAGGCTGCGCTCCACGAAGAGGCTCTGACGGGGGCGAAGGCGCATGAGTCAGGCCCTCACTCTGCCCATGAGGGACGACCCGGTACCGGCGACGCTGGCTGCTGCTGAACCGGCTGCTGCGGCGCGGTTTGCGCGGGCGAGTGGTAGCCGGGCTGTGCGGACAAGCCCATATGTTGGGCGTAATCCCAATGGTCCGGCGTCACCGCGCTGCGGATCTCGTTCTTGTCGTCGCCGCTGGCATCGGTGCCGACATCGATCCGGGCGAGGAATTCGATCCCATCCAGATCCCCAAGCCCGTTGATCCGCCGAGCCGCCTGCGCTTGCGGGGACTGGTCCTTGTCGGAAATCCCCCGCGCCGAGTTCAGCATGCCGCGGATCATGCTGCGGCACATGTTGGCCCAGTCCGGTCCCTTCGGGCTGTAGAGACCGATCAGGGTGAAGATCTTGCGCCGGGCATACTGGCCCTCGGTGAGGGTGAACTCGCCGTTGAGGTACACCGCACCGGTCGAGCCGCGGGTGGCATAGCCCCCGGTCCAGCCCTGCGAAGCGTCGTCGAAACCGCCGGGGCGGATCGTCAGGCGCACCTTGGCCAGCGTGCTCTTGGGGATGAGGTTGGTGTTGGACTGGGCGTCGTTGAAGTCGTTCCAGGAACCCATGGGGCTGTCTCCTCTGCGGATCAGGATTGCGGGGGGTGATCGGCCGCGCCATCAGCGGGCGGCGTGAAGGTCAGGCGGCGGGGCGCGGGCGTGCCGGGCGCGCGGATCTTGTCCATCAGGCGGCCGAGATGCGGCTCTTCCACTTGGCCAAGACGACCGGAACGATCCTTGGCCGGAAAGCCCCAAGGGTTGATGGTGTGGCAGACGAAGGCACGGTAGGGATCGCCGCCATCGGCCTTCAGCTCGGCCATGGTGATCACCTCATCGACGATCCCCGGCAGCTCGAGCCCGGTCTTCGAGCCGTCGATCTGCGGCTGGAAGATGCGCCGGTTGAAGTCGTCGAACTTCTCGTCGAGGATCCCCACGAACCAGACGTTACGGCCCCGGGTGTGCTGGAGGTGGGTCAGCCAGGCGATCATCTCGCGCCCGTGCAACCCGTAGGCCCCGCGCACATCCGGCTTGCCGGTCTTCTCCGACACCGCCTCGGGCTGGCCCTTGCACCATTGGAAGCAGAGCCGCCCCGCCACGGTGATCGAGTCGACGAAGATCGTGTCGTAGCGGTCGAGCGCGGCCGGATCGCCGAACTTCTGGCAGACCGCGGCATGATGCGCGGGGCTGTAGGGCTGTTCCTTGCGCAAGGCCGGATTGGGCCCGCCGATGAACACCGCGAAATCCCGACACTCCGCCCATGTGCGCGGCCGGATGCTGTCGCCCGGCCAGCCCTCGATGGCCAGATCGCCCGCCTCGAGGTCGATGAACAGCGTGCGGGCGGGGTCGAGCGTCCAGAGCAGGCTGGTCTTGCCGATGCCGGACTTGCCGAAGATGCAGCCCTTGATGCCGCGGGGCTCGGCCAACCGCTGGTCGGCGGTGATGATGGGCAGGCTCACGCGCGATCCTCCAGCGGGAGGAGGTCGACTTTCAGCGTGCCGGTCTTGACGGTGCGGGCGGGCTCGAAGCCCTGGCGGATTGCCTCGGGCCAGGCGACATGGGCGCGCTCAGGCACCTTGAATCTGATCTCGACGTATTCGGCCGGATCTTCGCCTGCGGCGCGGATGCGTTCGACCATGGCGGCGAGCTTGGCCT